AGCTTTTTCTCGTAAGCTTCGAATTTTGTTCTTTCACCTGTCATATTAGTTATTCTCCCTTCAATTTTCGTTTAGTTTTGTTTCAGCGAATACCAGGGCTACAGCGTAGGCCGCCCAGCAGTCAGCTTTAAAGCCATAGAAAAAATCTCTGTTTTCCTTTGTCCCTTTTCCGCCCCTTAAATCGTGCGTAGCAAATCTCTCTATCAAAGCTCGTCTAATGCTGGAATCGTTTGCGTCGGCTGCGTGGCAAATGTGCATTTTTTCTTCCATTCGATATATCAATTTAGGAGGCGTTAGAAGCTTGCGCCCAAGCGTTTCGTAATACCTACCAACCCATACACATGTGTCAAAGACCTCCTTACCAACTCGTTGTCCGTACGAAGCTATCATTTCGATAGCGGCGCGGTCTGACTCATCAAATTTCCGTTCTCGAATAAGCTTATATAGCTCGTTGTTAGGTACCTTTGCGAATTCAAGCGGTTTCAGTGTTTCGGAGTCAACGATACAATAGGCACTTTGTTGGTTACCGGGATCTATTGCAAATACTTTCAATCTCCGCCTCCTATGCGTTTTAATCCGGGTCCTTGACCAATAAACAGTTTGACACTTTCAGGAATCATCGCTATTTCGTGTTCTTGCTTTGCTTTTGCCCTATACGACCGCATTACGTTCGAGGCCACTACGGTTTGGACTTCATCCTCGGGTAATAGTCCCCATTCTTTGATGTGTTCCGGAGAACCTACAACCCGCTGTAAGACTGTTGGGAGCTTGTAGTACGGGTTGTTCTCGGGCTTGTCGTAAAAGCTATAATTTTTTATTGCTTTATTAATCAGCGCCCAGGCTTCCGTCTCTCCCATCTGCTGCGGCTGTGTAAGCTTTAAAATGAACTCTTTGATTAAGCCGATGGCAGGAGGCCAATCATCCGTTTTTGTTGCTATCAGCGCTTTTATAGCTGCAAGCACTATTTGGACATCGTCCTCAGCGAACATTGAAGCCCAGAGCTCGGCGGTTTTAATTTGCATGTCTTTTGTAAGTCCGCGCCCAAACTTCGGATAAGCAACCGTAAGCAAATCCATAACAGCGCCGGTTTCTAGAAGTGTCATATCTTTCCCGCCTTTCTAAGAGCCTCGGTAAAGCCCCCTGTTGGTTGCAGCTGATTAGCTTGCTTTTGTTTACCGCTATCCCTGCCCTCCCAAGTGATAAGCTTTTGTTTCCAGTTCTTGACCGGATTGCCTTTTGAATCAATCCAGTTTCCGGCATTGTAAAAGTCGAAGAATTTTGCCGGGTCTACCGAACTGTTACGACTTTCGCAATAGGCTTTTATCTCATCGAGAGTGGGCGGGATGAAATCATTCTTTTTGGGCTTTTTCCCTTTTCCCCCAGACCCCTTTATCTCTATATTTTCATCTCTATTTATATCTTCATTTTCATCTTCCATATGGTTATCCGTAGGTTTCAAATTTGAAAAGCTAGAAAAAACCATATGGTTATTGTCGGACTCCTTTTCTTTAGGAGGTCTACCGCCCTTAACCCCATTGTTTCTGCGGCTTTCAGAGTATTCGGTTCTAATTTTCGTTTCCTTTTCCATTCGGTGCTGAAAATATTTTCCTTGCTCATCAACTTGGAATTTCTTCAAAACATTCGGAATTTCAGAAACCGAACGTAAACCTAGAGAAAAGCATATGGTTTCTTCTGATAAGTGCCCCTTTTGGTGCTGCAAACAGAGCAGCGTTATATAATATCCTCGATCCAAAAAGGGCATATCTGTGACGCCAATTAAAAAATCTCCTGTGTAAAATAGTACTGCTGGGTCTTTAGACAAATCGCATCACCACCTAAGTAAGGCTAGGAAAATCGTTATCTGCTATCGGGTCATAGGGAATCCACTGCCGTTCGTCTGCTTTGGTCTGCTCGGCTTTGCCGATAGTGCAGGAATTTAAAATTTTATCAAGATAGGTTTCGCTTTCAAAAAGCTCGTGCATATCATTCTCCTCGGGGATAGATAAAGACCGCCAACCGCAGCGGACACGCGGCCTGTTTTCGTGTTTAATGCTTTTTCGCTAATTAAAGCGAGTTGCAACTGCGTATACGCGTTTCTGAGCGCTCGGGCGTGATATCGCTCAGGAAAGCACTCTGCGGTTCTGCGGCGCTGTAAGGGGCTTTAGGCGTGCTTTCTCGCCCATGCTCTCCGTTCTTCTTTTAATACCGAACAAGAGAAGTAATGAGGCAATCTTCCATACAGTGGTTTTCCCTTGTGCTGCGACGGTTCGTAAATGCTGCACCCAGTAACGAGGTCACGCCGCTTCAAGATTTGAAGTTTACCTCCATCCTCGGCATAGAGTACAGGAGCTTCATCACAGGGCACCCATTTTTCGTCAATCGTCCGAATCCATATCAGGGGCTTCCCGCACTGCGGACACACTTGCCATGTTTGGCGCTTCGTATGGGATATCCAGCAGCGTTGGCGCTCCGAAATCATCTTCCATCGCCTCCCTAAACTCAGGCATGAGTTTGTAATAAGGCTTTATTGCAAAAAGCTTCTTTGTAGCACGGCAGTAATCGCAGACTCCGCAGCGTCTAGGTCTCTGCTGTCCTGTCTTGACTTTGAGAATATAAGGTAAACGCTCCTTTACCCGCTGTAATTCATAGGCATACCGCTGCCGGTGGTTCAGGAGCAGAGCGTCTTTGTCTGGATAGTCTTGTTTTGAGATAGCAACAATAATGAAGTTAGGGTCGTTCATCGCGCCTGCAAATTGCTTTTCAATCTCCGAATAAACCGCCGCCCTCATCATGTATCCATAAGTATCTATGAATGTGACTTTTTCGCGCAGCTCGTCGCTCCATTTGAGCTCGGTAATACTGGCACAAGTTTTCCAGTCAATAATCATTCGCCCATCAGTAACGTATTTATCGAGCCTGATACGCCATGGGACACCGAAAAGTGAGCCGGTCATTATCTTTTCGTTTTCGCCGGAAAGCTCAATTAGCGATGCAATAAGTTCATCATTCTGAGCTACGGAAATCATTTTGTCAGCTTGTTCATAAGCGGCATATTTACAAGTTATGATAGTTGTCTGCTCTTTTGTCTTTTTGTCTGTGATGGTTTTTGTCTTGAAGATTTTATCGAAGTTTTCTTGCTTGAACTTTTCATGTGCTTCGGGGCTCTCGAAGAAGGTGTGAAAGTAATTACCGACAATAAACGCTTCCGATGGTTCATCTACCCAACGACCTTGCAACTTTGCTACCTGTTTCGCTTCGCATTCGCACCAGCCTTGATACTGTGAGCATGACATAAACTCAATGTCTGCTTCGCGGCTGTAGTAGTTATCCCTTGTCAGCTGCATTCCCGGTTACACTCCCACCTTTGCCAAGCTTCTTATTAAGCTCACCCAGTGCGGCCTCGTCTTCCTCAGACAGCACGTTACCGGATTTTGAATTGTCAGGTATGCCAAAAGCTTCAGAAGCTTTGACAAAGCCATCTTTGATTGCGGAATATAAGTGACGTAGCTTTACAATATCATTCTGAGATAGGGTCTTTACGTCCTTACCGATTTTGTCTGTAATTTGCTGAGGAGTAATACTAAACTCTGCAAAAGCAGCTACTATTGCCTCTCTTACCTCTTCAATGGTTTTGCCAGCAGTTAAGGATTTCTTTAATGTTTCTTCACATGCTGTAATCGCAGCATCAACAAACCAACCAGGTATTACAGCAAGCAAACAGGCTCTCTTACGCCGGGCACCCTTATTTGCAACCATCTCATAAATGTCGCGCTCATCGGTAAGCCTCTTTGTTCCGGCTTTAGTGGAGCGTTCATGCTTCACCGCGAAAGTCTTTTCGTCACTGACGTTAGTTTCCAAGTCCCACGCAAAAGCCTTTATAAGAGTGCTTCCATCCGTTGCATCAACCTCTGTAACGCCGGACATGATATTACCCCAGTGTCTGCCGAGCACTTCGACAAGCCTAATGGAAGGCCCTTTTACAACCGCGTCACCCTTTGGATACTCGTACTGAGCGGACGCGGCCAAATCAGCGCGCTCACATTCTTTTAAAGCCCTTTGAAGCGCCCAATTTTCATCACGCGGAAACTGCCTTGCTAAAAACATTTTGCCTTTAATCTCAGAGAGTTCTTTGCTCTCCTGAAATTCGCCGGTTACACTTTTGTTTTGTGTCATAAGATTCTGATTCATTAATTTACCTTTCCTCCATATCATCTAAGGCTATAATCATTTCTGCCCCTATTAGTTCAGCTAATTGGTTATCTGACATGTCATTTATAAGCTCTCTCAAACATTCTGGATGCACAGGCTTTTTCCCAGCCTTGCCAAAATGCCACAGGTAAGCTTTCGCACCTTTGTAAATCTCGCCGCTGCAATATCCGCATGGTACGCTTGGCGCGTCCATAGGGTCAAACCCTGTTTGGTAATTCCTATTATCGTCCCTGTTCATTTTCTTGAACTGGTTACACTGGCATACTCAGCTGAAGCAAATTTCGATATACACTCACCGCAAAGCGCCTGGTCATTAAGAACCGTGAGATTCTCTTTCGCTCCGCATATCGCGCAGGAACTTTTGGCAGGGGTAAG